TCCTGCAGGAACCCGTCCGCGTTGGTGACCCGCGGCAGGTAGAGGTTGTGGATGTAGACGCGGCTGGGCCCGCCCTGTCCCGGTGGCGTGATCTTCTCGCCACCGTGGACGATGGCGAGCTGCGGCGCGCCCACCGGTCCGGGCACGATCCCGCCGGCGGCGAAGCCGGGGATGTGGAGGGCCTGGGCCTGAGCGATGATGCGCGGGAAGCTGTTCCACACCTTCTGCATGCCGGACCAGATGCTCTCTAAGGCCCGCTTCAGCCCTCCCAGCGGCCCACCGATGACGGAGTTGACGGCGTTGCCGATGGAGCGCAAGGCCGCCATGAATGTGGCCGCCATTTGCCCGGCCCGGGCGGTGATCGCTCCCACGTTGATGCCCAGTCGCTGCAGATCGGCCAGTATGGCCGCCATCCGCAGGCCCTGGACCGTCCGGAGCGCGTCCCCGACGGCGCGCGCGGCGGCCGCGAGGACCGTCAGCGGCCCGCCGGCCACGGTCCGGACAACACTGGACACGGCGTTCCAGGCCGCGGCCCAGGCGTTGGTGGCCGCGGCGCTCTGCTGGGTGCTGATCCCCAGGGAGTTCAGCAGCCCGGTGAGGACCCCCAGCGCCGCATTCAAGCCGTTCGTGACCGTCGCCGCGTTAGCGAGCGTATCCACGAGCGGCTGCGACAGGAAGCCGGTCACGGCCGCGGTGATGGCCGTCCAGGCCCCGCTATTGGCGCTCAGGGGGCCCGTCAAGCCACCGAGCGCGCCGGTCAGGTTGTTGATCGTCGGCAGCAGGCCGGCGCCGATGGCCTCCTTGACATTGTCGATCTTGTTCTTGAGGATGGTCATACCACCCCGACTCGTCTCCCCGGCCGCCCGGGCCAGGCCGCCAAACTCCGTCTCCAACTCCGCCAGGATGACCTTCTGCGCACTGGCGATATCGTTCACCGCCATGAAGTCCTTGATCTGCTGCTCCTGCTGGTCAGACAGGGTCACGCCGATTTTGCGGAGGGCGGTCACGCCGGCAATGGGATCGTTCAGCGCCTTGCCGAGCTGCACACTGGCCGCGTCTATGGAGCCGAACTTCTGCGCCATATTCAGCATAGCCTCGGTCGCCTGCGGGAAGACGTCCTTGCCGATCTTCGTGAAGGTGAGGAGCATGCTCTCAGCCTTCACCGTCGCATCGTCCTCGAAGGTCGTAACGTCGGCCAATTCGGTAGCTAGATCATTGAGGGCATCCGCGCTCATGCCGGCGGCGCCCTTGGTGGACTCAAGGGTGGCGTTCAGGTCGGCCTGGATGTCCTCCGCTTCCATAGCCATGGACACGAAATCGCCCAGGCCGCGGACCGCCTGGGCGACCAGGTCCGCCGCCCCCAGGCCGGCCGCCAGTCCCAGGCCCTGCGAGAAACCTTTGCCCAGGTCCTTGAAGAGGCCGTCCATGCCCTTGACGCCCTTCTCGATCTTGCCCTTCGCGGCGTCCAGGTCCTTATCGAGTTCGTCCAGCGTTCCCCGGATCGGGACGACCGCGGTGCCGAGCTTGGTTTCCCCCGCCATGTTTCACCTGTCCCCTTGTGGGCTGGCCTAATCTCTCCACGATGCTCTGGTGTTCCGCCTGGCGCCGCTCCAGCTCCTCGCCGCGCAACGGTTTGGCCTGCCCGCTCTGCAGCAGCTCCTCCACCGACGGCAGCCGCTTGACCCGGCTCAGCGCCGCGATGGTCCACGCCAGCCGCGTGTCCCGCTCGTTGGCCCGTTGCCGGCGCCAGGCGTCAGCCTCGAAATGGGCCTGCAGCTCGCGCGGCGTGATGTCCCAGAATTCGCCGACCGTCAGGCCGATTCGCAGCGCCTCGGTCAGGAGTCGGCCCCAGTCCCAACCGGCTCCGCCGGGGGGCTGTCGGTCTCCTCGGCTCCCCAGGAGAACACGGCGGCCACCGCCTCCACTACCGGCACCAGCACGGCGCGATAACCCAGGGCCTCGATCACAACCCACGCCTCGTCGAGGCTGACCGCTCCCGGCTGGCCGGCCTCACGCCGCGCGGCCTGCATGCCCGCCTGCAACAGGGCGGCCAGGAGGTTCTGCGAGACGTCCTTCTCGGACATGGCGGTCACGATCTTCATGATCGACAGGCCACTCGTGGTCTCCGCCTGCGCCAGGGCCCGGTTCGTGAACAGCAGCCGGACCGGCCCCTGGGGAACCGTCAGTTGGACTTCACCCCGAGCGCCCGTCATGACGTGAGCTCCGTCCACTCGCCGTCAATGGCCACTTCGGCGGACACGGTGGCGGCGTCCTGGTCCGGGTAGTCCTGGTCCAGCTTCGTGACCACGGCGTTGGCTTCTTCCACCTGCACGCCGTCCTCCGAGGTCCTGACCTTGATCAAGTCCCCGTTCCGCATGGCCGCCTTCAGCGCCTGGAAGGACGCGTCGTCCGGCACGTACAGGGCGTCGAAGGTCAGCGTCGAGGTGTAGCGGCCGGCCAGTACCCGCATCGCCCGCGAGTCTTTCGAGCTCATGTCGATCGGCTCCGTCGCTTCGCCGCGCTTCAGCCCGCGCTGGGAGCCCACCGCGGTGTAGATCGGCGACCCGACCGTGCCGGTGTTCACCAGCAACAGCACATCCGTACCGTTCATTTGCCCCACATCACACCTCCATGAGTAAAAACTCCACTGTCAGGACCCGACCGTACACATCCGGCTCGTCCGCGACCACCGGCCCCGCGCAGCGCGACACCAGCATCCCAAAGCCCGGCACCGGCAGCTCGTAGCGGTGCAACAAGGCCCGCACCCGCTCCGCGATGGCCTCCACGGTGACCGCCGAGCCGTCCGCCGCGGCGTAGCAGCGCACGTCCCGCCACACCCGCCGCCCACGGCTGACTTTCGTGTCGAAGGCCGCCTGGGCCACCGCGCCGGCGGTGACCAGGTAGGGCAGGTGGGCGTTGCCCGGCGCCGGATCCGTGGTGAAGATCGCCGGCGCGCCCTGGTAGGCCGTAAACAAGCCGGCCAGCGTCGCATCGCCGGCGAGCCGGTCATACACCGCCTGTGTGAGCACGTTCATGCTCTACCTATCCTCGTCATTAGGACTCTCCGCCCTCGAGCATCCGCACGATCGTGTCCCCGTTATCGAACACCGCCGGCCGCAGGAACGGCGTGGCCGCCATTTTCGACGTGCCCAACTCCTTGAAGTAGGCGTAGAAGGCGCCGCCCTTGTCGCCCTTCAGCTCCCCAACACGCCCCTCGACGGCGTCCCCGCGCGCGTCCACCTCGTAATCGATGCCGCGCTGCAATTTGCCCGTGAGCACCGGAGCGTTGGCCTTGGCCTGCTCGGCCACGAACATGCACACCCGGTCCATGTTCTTCACCAACTGGCCGGAGATGGCCGCCTTCACCCGCTGCGGGTTCCAGTCCTTGACGGGGCTCACGAGCCCACCTCGGCATCCGGTTCCTTCTGGACCTCGACGCAATCGATCTCCAGGTGATGGCCGGCCCGGCTCGGCTCGCGGACCGCGATCACCTCCACGGTGACGCCGGCGCCCAGCACCAGATCGCCGAGCTGGATGTCCGCCGTGGCCGCGCAGTACAGCACGTGGGTCACGCGGGCCTGCTCCTGGTCCGCGACCGTCCGTTCGGCCGCCGTGGCCGGCCGCAATCGCCCGCGCACCGTCCCGATGGCCTCATCGGACATCGGCCAGCCGCCCTGCCCGTCAGCCGTGCGCGCCGGCCGGCAGATGGAGAAGTCGTGGTTGTACAGCAGCTCGATCCCCATAGCTACGGCCCCTTCACCCGATACCGATCCAGGATGCGCTTCTCGCTCGGCAGCAGGATCGGCGCCGCCGAGGCCCCCAGCGTCCCGCCATCGTACCCGGCGTTGCCGCCCGCCTGGTCACCGCCAAACTGCACGGAGTAATCACCCAGGCTGGTGGCCTGCACGCCCGGCACGCCCCCCAGCTCCGCCGCGCGCAGCCCGGACTGGTAGGCCCTTGCGGCCGCCCGCTTGCAGACGCCGGCGATGTCGTCCGGGATGGTGGCATAGCCGTGGGTGTAGGTCACGGTGATGATCTGAATGCCCGCCGTCCAGTACGCGCCGATCCGGTGCAGTATCCCGTAGCTGCCGAGCTTGTAGTCATCGTCGACCACCAGGGTCTCGCCGTCCTCGACGACGCTATCGATCGCGGTCACCGGCAGCTCTGGCAGGAATAACTTCGTCTGCCGGGACAGCTCCATGTCGAACGTGTACGCATCGTCGGCGACCACGTCCAGCACCTGCCGGCAATAGTTGCGGATCGCCGCGGACGCCTCGGTGATCGCCGCGAGCGCCGGCACGCTGCTGGCATCGATGGTGATCTGCAGGAATGCTGCCAGGTCGGCTACCGTGCAAAAGTCAGCCATGGGTTACCCCTTATTCTTGCCGGGTTGACGCTTCTTATTGAGGGCCGGCGGCAGTTTTTTCTCATCGTCCGTGGACGCCGGAACCAGCCCGCGCCGGATCGCCTCTTCCTCGTACATCTGCACGCCACGCCCCTTGCCCAGGTCCACCGTGATCAGTTTCCCAGCACTCATTGCTTGCTCATCCTTTCGTCGACCGCGGTCACATTGGACGGACCACCGCAGGCACAGTTCGGCGAGCTACACACCGGGCACTTGCCGCGGATCGTCCGCGAGGTGATCAGCATGTCATGGCCTCCGCCCGCTTTTGAGTTGTGCAAACTGCCGCCGATAGCGCTCCACTTCGTCCGGCCGGCAGCTCACGTACCTGCCGGGTGCGATTTCCAGCCGGACCAGGTTGACCGCGCCGTGCCGCGTGAGGCGCCGCGCGGGCCGTGGGGCCGCCGGCGACCAGGATTCGATCAGCCAGCCCCTGGGCAGCGCACAGAAAAGCGGCTTGACCACGTACAGGGCGCATGTGAACGCCAGGTGCTCTTCCCCGAACGCGCACTCCGCCCGCCAGGCCTCCACCAACGTCCGTCCCGCCTTGCTGTTCCGCACGAACAGCAGCTCACAGGCATACACCGGCACCCGCAGATCTCGCATGATCTGCTCGGTTCGCTGGCGCTGCTCTTTCCCGCCCAGGTCGCGGGCCAACGTCAGGCCACTTTCGTTGGACACGCCGGCGTGCCAGAGCGGCGCCGCCGCATCCCACCGGTCGATATAATCGAACCCGTTTCCCACTAAATCCCAGGGGACCGTGACGCCTGGACTGATGTACAGCGTCCTGTCGTACGGCTGCGGCCAATCGGCGGCGATCGTTACGTCCAGCCCCAGGCGGCGCGCTGTGGA